TCGAGTTCTGTTAATTCCTCATTAAGAGCCTTTTTAACTAATTGGTTGGCTTGTTCTTCTATTGTAAGCTTCTTGGTGGCATCTTTAAGTCCTTTTGTTCCTGTCGTCTGAAGAGCTGAATCAGCTTCTGTAGCTATCTTTATCAACCGCCGAGACATATCTGCTTCAAAATCCTCTCCAATACGAGAAAAAGCCTCAGAAAAAGCCCCTTCTACTGCATCTCCTATTCTCTTCGCCCCTTCTGTAGCTGTTAAGCCATGAAACAGAAAATCCCAAATAGATTTGCCTAATTCTTCAAAAGCAGCAATAATAGGATCAGTTACAATTCTAAGTATATTATTTATAGATCGTCCCAAAGCTATAATAGAATTGATCAAATTATTAACAAAAGCATCCCCTGCTAATCTTGCTGCCGTTCCCCAAGTAGCCTCTGTTTCAAGTACCAGTTTATTGAGCTTTTTGTATTCATCTATTATTAGCGTAATCCCCTCAATAATTAATCCATACAACAAAACTCGACCTAATACTCGGCCTGCAGCGGCGGCTCCACGTAAGGCAATAGTTAGAGCATTCATACCTTTTATAGCTAATGCAATCCACGTAAGAAACGCCCCAAAACTTCTATGTACTAACCATACTGTCAGTATCTTAGCAACGTATATCAGTTTATCTATATTATCAATCAAACCGGAAAGCAATTTTAGTGCCCCTGGAATTTTATCAAAAAACTTAATATATAAATCCGCAAAAGAATTGGATATCTCCTCCAAACTTTTCTGAAATTTAGGATCAGAAACTACTTTCAATAATTTTTTATACATTTCTGTTTTTGCTTCTACTATTTTAAGATATGCCGGTTGGAAAGCTTTTCCAAAAGCTACTTTATAATTATCAAGATGTCTTTGCATAGATCGCCCTTGCTTTTCTGCGGATGTCATTGACTGTGCATATAAACCTTGAAACCGGGTAGAAGCTTCTAATACAGTATTTACTCGACTTTGTGTTTTTTCCTGTTCTGTTAATTGTTGCGTTGTTTTTCCTAATTGATCAGCTAATTGTTTATATCCTTTTTCAAAATTAACATTGAGCCCAATCGTTCTTAATACCTCTACTTGAGCGGATTGAATACCATATATCAAACGTTCAAATGCTTCTGAAGAATTCATTGCCCCTACTACTGCCAAATCTTGTGCCGCTCTGGCTAATTTAGCAGACTTAGCAAGATCTATATTAGCTACAGCCATTTTTGTTAAAGTCTGGCGAGATTCAATTGCGGCAATACCTTGCTCTTCAAGCGCCCTCTGTAACTTAGTCATCTGATCTTCCGTGTATCCGGCATTTTTCCCAGCAACCCTCATGGTTATAGCAAGTTCATCATACCGACCAGCCATATGAGACAAGTCTTTGACATACTCTTTTATCTTATGTGCGCCCAAACTGATTCCTAAAGCAACAAAAGCCCCTTGCAAAGAGAATACTGCCCTCTTTACCCGACTCAGAGAAGAGACTCCTGCACTCTGATAACGGCTAAAAGCCCCTTGTGCTTGTGTAACCCCTCTATTCAAAGGACCTAAATCAGCACCAAGGGATGCTGTTAATGTACCAAGATCAGCCATTCTTTTTTCCCTTTTTAGAATATCGAGCTATATTTTGTAATACTTGTTTCATTTCTTCTACCGATTGTTTTTTCTTAGGTACCTTATCCCCCTTCCAATCCGGCATGAACTCCTCCGGGGAAGACCATTGGTAAGTCCCCTTCTTTGCCCATATAAGTTTAACCATATTTACAATCAAAGCACTTAATCGAGCAAACCGAGAATCTTCTATCCAATTTCCCATCGGTTCTATTTGATTATACGCTTGCCATTCACTCAGTTGCTCTGAAGTTAAGTCATCTAATAAATAATCCGGATGAGCATACTTTAACTCTTTACAGAGTTGGAAGTAGAAGCGGCGCTCGGGGCGCCGTCGGAGTTTTTTACCAGATTTTCCTTATCCTTCTGACTAATTCGATTCAAATCTTGGGATTTATTTACAATCAATTCAAGCCGAGCAGCACTCATATGTTTACTCAACGTGGGATAATCATCTGGCTCAAGTAGATTATTTCCTTTCTCATCACAGATAGTATTAACAGCAAGTTTTGCTCGAAAATCCTCTAAGGATCTTTCATAATTAACTTCACCGTCAGCTTGCTTTACTTCTTTCATAAGGGATTGTTCAAAACGATCCCGTTCTCTTCCAGTCATCTGTCGAACATAGACAAATTCATCTTTCCCAAGATCAACTTTTTCAATTTTCAATTCTTCTTTTGTTAATAATTGATTTCGTTTTAATAACAAAGCCATGATTAGGCCTCCTTTCTAATAGTTAATGGTTATGCTCCTGCACTCGGACCACTTCCAGATTCAAGTGTTACTTGTCCTGAAATCTGAATAGTAACATCAAAGGTAATCGGTGACTCTGGGATAGTCAAAGGACATTCTGTTACAAGTCCTTCAAATTCCAGTGTAGTTATATCATCATCTGGTAAAACGATTTCATAATTTTGTTTAGAATCATCCTCAAAATCATCTTTCATCGTTTCATACGTATCTCTGGTAAAATTTAAGGACAATGAAATTGTCCCGGCATTTCTCAAACCAGTAATGAATGTACGATAACCTCCCTCAGTAGCAAGAGTAGTATCATCATGCGTATCTCTTGACATTGACGGACCAGTAATATTAGTAATCTCTGAAAGATTTTCCCATGCCCCGGTAGTCGAATTCCACCTTCTAAATAAAGTTCCAATTCCTGTTACTGTCATGATCTTTCACCTCCTTTCTTATTTATTTTCTATTACTGCCTCTTCCTGTTCTCCTGGTGGGGGAACATCCTCCACGTCCTTGATTCTTTCTGGTCCCTCCACCAGATCCATCTCTTTTAGGAACTCCCTTCTTTGCCATAATTTATTCCTCCTTTCTTTAATTAATTTTATTCTGAGCTTTATTCTTCTCGCCGCTGAATGTTAAATGTTGCCACAAATCGTGCCCTATCATTCTCATCCCAATCGAGAAGAAAGGGCTCCCCAGTGCACTGAATTAAATCGTACACCATACTATTCCACGTTTCTCCAGTAATTCCATGCAAAACAACTTTAATATCATTTATCAAATCCCACCCATCTATATAGCTATTATTCCGAACCCTTATTTGAACAGATGGATAAAAGTATCCAGCATCTGTTTTAGCCCCTATTGTTAATTGTGGAGCCCGTCCAGGGGTATCAAATATTGTTACACAATTATCTGGTTCCGCAGGTTCCTTTCCAATAAACAGATCAGTAGCAAAAGTTAGAGATAAGTTGCTTTCTGCTTCAAGAATGTCTTTTATATCAGCCGCACTACTGTTCATCCTCTCACCTTTGCTTCTTTCTTAATTACAGCTATTATTTCTTTTTCATTATTCTTAATAGCAGATTCAAAAAATTTAGCTCCTGCTCCCGGTCTTCGAAAATGTGCCCCTACATTCTCATGAACAGAAGTTGCATAGTTGGCAGAAAATCCCATAATGAGTACAGGTTTATTTTTATTTCCCTCTAAAGTAGTCACAAACCAACTCTGTCTTAGATTTCCTGTATCCACTGGAATAAGAGGAGATCCCGTATCCATTGCTCGACGAATTATAATAGTTCCACGAATCAACCCCTTCATGGTTCGCCCACGAATTCCTTCAATCTCTCTATTGAGATTTTTCATTACTTTTTCAAAAGATGCTCTTTCCCTTGCAGTTTTCACAAATACACCTTTCGTACAAATTCATCTGTTTTCTTAATCATTGGGATTTTATCAAACCGCTTTATTCGATATGCCCCTTCAACCGATTTTGGATCAGATTGTTCACTTTCCGTTAAATCATCGAGAACTCCTAAATATAAATACCCATTCACATCAACATCCTGATTTACAATTACCTCTGCCAAGCAAGTATATTGCTGTCCATCCGCTATAGTAATAAGTTTGGTTGTATTTTCCCACCGCACTGATATCTCCACTGGATCATCATAGGTAATTCCACCATATCCATCATTAGTTGGGGAGCCCCAATAAACAGCTGTTTGAACACTTATTTTTTCCAGAAATTTTTCTATACCCATTTATATAGACCCTTAAAAGAAAATAGATTCTCGATTAAAAATCCCCTACTCAGCCTATGTTTTAGAAGGAAATAAAGCATTCATCTAATCCTCAAAACTCGTCACCGCATATATTGATGCTGCTTTCTTTGCCCCGGTGTAAACTGCTAATTTTCCAGTGGTGTCCATGGCAAGGACTTGCTGTCCATACATAGTTGCTTTTAATCCTTCTCCAGTTATACCTTCATATTTAATATATGCTCCTCCAGCTCCTTCTTCCTTTGCCTGACGTTCACGGGTTGCTGAGATCAGATGAGCAGTAAGCCATCTTTCCAACTCTGTTTTATGATCACTGGATAGTTCTGTATCTGATCCCAATACCTCTGTAATGGTATAATTCGCTGCAAGAATATAGGCATCGATAATATCATCAGAGAGGTCGGTATCAATAATCTGTTTTACCTTTTCTGCAGATGTTCTTGTTGCCATTATTTACTCCTCCGAGCATGCCAAAGTTTTGGATCAATAAAACTCAATACATCGCTATTCCACTCTAAACCTAACCACTCAATCGTTTCCATCATTTGACGATAATCTCCTTGTACCATACGATGTGGCCAAACGATCTTACAATTCAATCCTTCTATAATCATTTCTATAAATCTTTTCTCATGCTGATGTATCCACCAAAGCCAACCCTCTTTTTCATCTCCTGCATTTACTTTTCTTTGTATTTCCGGTCTGGAAAATGCTCGCATAAATGAAGTTTTTAAACAAGAGTTAATTATATCCGCTGTTCTTCGTCTTACAATAATCCACTTTGCATCCGGAAAAGCATAATGCCAAATCGGCCACGTTAAACAAGCCTTCGCCCCCTTGTAAAACCAAGAACCTTCCTTATATCCTTGATCAATCATTACTTGTTCTACTCTACTTTTCCAATCCACTGGAATAGGCAATCCCTTGATGTTTGGTAGAGGATATTGCCCTAATCGATCCACTTTTATCCCTTTAAGATACGGTTTTACAATAGTTTCTCTAATTCGACTATTTTCAAACATACCTTTAAGATTATTACGATTTTCAAGAGCCATTTCTCCACCAAACGCACCACAAATATTAATAGCTCCAGCTATCATACTTGTACCAGATCGGGCCGTACCCGTAACCAGTATGGGAGAAGGCATTTCTGTTTTATTCTCCATCAAGTATTTTTGCCTTTATCTCTGAAGTTAAATCACTATAAACAATAAACCGTTCAAAACGTCGTGATAATTGTGTTACTTCGGAATCTGTTTCCTTCATTTTTTTATCTCCACGATCAAATCTATCACTACAAATACCAACTCGAGTATGAAAGTCTTTTGAGTCTGCAAAATTTACTTTTCCTGTTCTATTTTTAACACAAGAAGTTATTACACTGGCAACAACCGCCGTGATTAATGAAGCCCCCGCAGTAATAAGAATAATTTCAAGTCCAGTCAATATCATAATAAACTCCCCCAAGTATTTTCCTCTCAATATCGGCTTCATTATATTCTACATACATTTCCTCAATCATACCAGAATTTTCATATACTCTAAATTCATGCCACTGTCCTGGTCGGGTGATAAAGCAATTTCCTTCTGTTAAAATAGATTCCCTTTTTATCCCCTCCAATTCCTCAGTGATAATTCCTACTTTGCCATACAATACAACAAATAGATTATATTTTGTTTGATGCCGATGCCAACTACATCGAAACCCCTTTTTCATTTTCAAGAATGCAGTGGCGTGAGTAGAATCCTGCCTTATTAACCAACGCTCTCCCCATATCTTGTGCTGTCTATCCATTCCAATATTCCTTTACCCAATCTATATCAATTTCGTGGGGTCTTGGATGTCCGTGAAATCGAATAATTACAGCTCCCTCCGGCAAACCCTCTGAACAATCTTTTTTATATGATAAAATTTTACCAGGAAAATACTTCTCCCAGAACCCAACCTGCCTTGATTTAAACATTCTTCTATAATAAACTCTTTCAGAGCCCTTTGTTATTCTTTCAATGTGTTGTCTATTTTTAATAATCGGAGTCCATAACATTCCTGTCAGATTTGAATTAGAAATAAATCCAATTATCCCTCCTCCAATTTTATTCTTATGAAATGCCGCCCCGCAAGTGAGTAATAATTTTCGATTATTTCTCATCCTTATTACTTTATCAATTACTGGGGAAAGATCATCAAGAATAATAGATTCCAGATCCAGACAAAGAACAGGCCCATCAAGTCTTGCTTCTTCCGAATACATATACATTTTTTTAAGATTCCACCTTAAATCTTTTGGAACCTGTAATTCTCTTACTTCTACCCCATCAATTTCTATCTGTGGTTGATCAGTAAACAGAACAATCTCATAATCAATATCAATTGGAGTATACTGCTTTATTCCTTTTACTAACCTTTCAATATATTTCATACCTAATTCTAAACTACCATCCGGCCATTTATCCCACCAAAATAGTACAAAAGTTATTTTACCTCCCATCTCTTTTATTTTTTCCTTTTTCCTTTCTTCCTTTTCCTTTCTTCCTTTTTCCTTTCTTATTTTCATCGGATTAATATTTGGGTCAAATTCCAATCCCATTAAATCACAATACCATTTAATGCCTTTTGCATTTTCTTCCCAAGGATTTATTATTCCATTAAAATGAATAATTCTGACATTTTCTGGTACTGTTTTCCATTTTCTTGTATCTTGAGTATGATAGATTCCCAATTCCATTGGAAATACTTCACAATCCTTTGCTAATTTATAACTCAACCATGCTTGATCTGATCCGTTCCATCCAGCATTTTTAGCATCCTGAATTCCTTGTAAGGAAAAATCCTCCCATATATGAGTATGCGTTCCTGTTCTAAGTAACCATGTTCCTCCCCCAATACGTTTTACATTATTTTGAGAATCTTGAGATTGTTTTTTTCTTTTCTTTTTTCTTCTTCCATAGGTTATATCATATTCTGAATTAGGGACCCATCCTACAAAATCTGCATCAGAGTATTCAAACAAAGGAAGCAAATCTTTAAGAATCAAGCAATCAATATCCAACATAAGAATTTTATCACCTAAGCATTTCGCCTCTTCCGAAAAAGCCCATAATCGTCGATAAGAAGAAGGAAAAGAATCTCGAAAAGGATTCTTAAGAAATCCCAAATAGCTGGCGGACTCGGGTAAAGGGATTAATTCTATTTCCTCATTGAATAACGTCATCTTATTTTCAAAATCATGTTTAATATCGTATACGCATATAAATCTATAAGGAATTGAAAGATTCTCAGATACCATCTTTGCTAATCTATTAACATGCTCCGGCTGATAGTCCCGAATACCATCATCCCAATAAAAACAGACTATACTGATTTGTTCATCCAGCATCATTTTCTTTCCCATTTATAGATATACTTATTCCGCACAACTCTTTTCCATTCTTTACTTCGCCAATTATCTAAGTAATGAATGTGTTTATCATAAAGCCATCCTTTATTCACTACCATAAAAATTGTTTTTCTTGAAATCCTTGCAAATTCATCTATTATATCTTCCCAAGTATTATTGATACGTGGATAAAAAGTAATAGCCCCTAAATTCATAATCAAATCAAAACTTTTATCTTCAAAAGGATAAGGAAGCTTTGAGCAATCGTAAATCATATAGGGGATCTTTTGTGATTTCAAAAAAGCTTCGTATTGTATGTCCACCCCAAAAATATCATGCCCCCATTCCCTTAATATTTCCAAAGAGACACCATTCCCACAAGAAAAATCTAAAACTTTTCTTTTTGGCCTATCCTTATATTCAGGTAAATACTTACTTAATAAATAATATTTTAATTTTATACTTCTCATTCGATTTCTATACTTACTATTCACAGCTGTACGAGGGGTATTAAGACCTTCTTCGTCAAGCTGTTTCCATTCGCATCCCAAAGATTGTATGGTATCTATAAATGTGTTCATTCTTTTATTTCCTACGAGATTTCTCTCCAATTTGTTATTACATAAGGAACCATGGCTCTAACTTCTTTATCCACAACCTGTAAAGAAGGTATTTTTTCGGAATGCCATTTTACATAAATTCGGTCGAACCAATCGATTAAATTATTTTTATACAAATGAGGAATAATTTCATATTCTGCCCCTTCTACATTTAACTTCAACCAAATTTCATCCTCTTTATTAAAATTTAAAATAATAAATTCCGCAAAATCTATTGTATGCACTATGATTTTATTTTCTGGATCAACATAACCTGTCTTTTTATCCGCATACATTGAAACACCTTGGGAAGCCCCTAAATATAAATTTTCTTCCCCATTTGAACTCCAGGCCGCCGCTTCTATTATATGAATATCGGATATTAACTTTAATGCCTCTATGTTTTCCGGCAAGGGATCAAAACAAAATATTTCAAATTCAGACGCTTCCAAAAAATACTCCCGAAAAAAAGAAACACTATTTCCTTGCCAAGCACCTACATCAAGAAATATTTTTCTATTAGTCATACGGTATTCCTTTTATAAAACCAAGATCGCCCTTAGAAAAAACCACGGTTCCTTCATTTGGGAAATAACGCCAATTTAATTCTTTCTTCATTTCATCACAAGCCTGTTCTACTCCACGAGATCTATAATATTTTACTCCAGGATATCGTTCATGTTGAAACTTATTATAATCATCGCAACACATTACTCCTTTTTCTGAAAGTTTCTCTGCGCAATTCCATAAATCAAATAAACAATGTTGATAATCATGTCCCCCATCAACAAAGGCAAAATCAATACTTTCCAACTTTTCCAATTCCGTTTGTAATACATCCATGGAATCCCCTAATATAAAAGTAAAATTTTTAAACTTTTTTGAAAAATACTTGGAGTTTGGAAATACACATTCATACTCTCCAATATCAATACTTACTAATTTTGTAGACTCTGGTATGTTATTCAAAAATAACCAGGAAGACTTTCCTTGATTAAATCCAATTTCAATGGCCTTCTCTGGATTTACCGCCCTTAAAACTTGCAGTAAAATAATTGCTTTATCTGGTCTAATTCCCCCTCTACCCGGTTGGGAAAGCACTCCTCTTTTTCCTAATCTTATAAATTCCACCCAACAAGGGGTATATAAATCAATTTCAGAAATATTTTGATTACGAGGTTCCCAACTGACGTTTCCTTTTATATACCCTTTATCAAGACGCTCCCGAGATACACTTGGTTCTGCCGCATGAGATCTAATCTTCTTATAAGGAATAGGTCCTAAATGCGTAATCAAATCCTTTGGGCCTTGAAAATCGGGATCTACGGCAATATTAAATTCTCTTGCTAATCTCATCATTCTGTAAAAAGCTATTTTAGCCATTATTTCTCCAAATATTAGTTTCGTAACCTGTTAAAGGAGATTTAAACCCATAAAATTCAAATCTCCTCTTCGCAAGCAAAATTCCAATATCTTTATAGTGGGCTCTTTCTGCATTATCCAAAATAATATATCCACCTTTTTTAATTTTCTCTACTGCATATCGAGCACATCTTAATCGTTGTCTTCCATCAATAACAATACAATCATATTGCCGCTCATTCTCCATAATAGAACGAACATAATCACTATCAACTCCTTTTTGAGTTTTCCTAAAAATTACTCCTGCATTTTCTACACCTTTTCTGTTAAGTAAATCTCTAACACTATCAAACCATAAAGCAGAGTGCTCCACTGCTATAATTTCCTTAACATGTAAAGACCACCAATATGTACCTGCACCGGACCCATACTCAAATACAAACCAGTCTGAACGAATTATAGTTTTAATAAAATCCAGGGAGGGCGGATAAAACCAAGGTAAACAAATTCCATTCTCCACAATCTGATTTAATGAAGTCGGAACAGACAAATCCACTATATGCTTTTTCTTTTCAACTCTTCCTCTTTCCCACTTCTCCTTCAAAACAGAATGTTCAACGGGCATTTTTTGTTTTGCAAAATAATTTTTGTAGGTTCCTTTGCTGGGAACCAACGCCCCTCTTTTATAAGCCACCTTCAATTTATCTGAAATTCGACGGGCTTGTTTTACCATTGTATTTTCCGCTACGCCACCATCAATTCCGTCCGGGTACTGTTTGCTTTTATATCGAAATTCTTCACTAAATTTTCCAACTGTATCCGTCCAAAGTTTTGTTCTTAAATGGGCGTGAAAGTTTACATAATAAGAAGCCGCGGGATCAACCAAGTAAATTGACAAATCCTTATTCAATAACTGCATATGTCCTCTTTGATAATCTCTTTCAAAATGAGCATATAACCGCAACATACCAATCCCTTTACCCTCTTCTGATAAAAGCCAGTCTATATCCTGCCATATTTTTAAAGGTTCGACCGCAGCACAATCGTCCTGTATAAATAGAGTTACAGGAGAATCACATAAGGAAAGACCATGATTTGTATTTCTTCCAATCCCAGGCTTGCCTCTATGATATACCAGTTTTATATTATGCTCTTCACAGAACTTTTCCATTTCCTCTTTCAAATGATGCCCTATATACTCGCAAGATACAATCCATTCTGGAATATATCTTCCCCAATCTATATACTTCTCAACGCTTTCCACTGTCTTTTTGAAATACTGGAATCTTTCAGGGGTTCTATTCCAAGCAGTTGTCAATATATTAATTTTCATGAGGTAAACTCCTTTATAATATATTCTCTTGCCATCTTTGCTGGTTGTAAATAAGTACGATCCATAAACTCCCCTGCTTCTTTCCTTAGTTGTCTTGTCTTCCTTCGATGTTTGTTATAGTATTTTATCTTTTCTATCAAATCTGAACAATCCTCTTTGTATGAAATATAATGAGTGCCATCAAGAGGAGCAAAAGATCCGTAATTGAGTCCTTCAAGAGATGTTGTTAGACAGAATCCCCCCATGCATAAAGTATCCACAAATCTATGCGTACTATTTCCAAGACCGGAGGGACTTAGATTAACCACGGTATTCGCCATTAATTCCAAATGATCTCTTCTTGGTAAAGGAGTGACTTTCCATGCAGAAATATCAAGATTCATTTTTTTTAGATTATTCCCCCACTCATCTGCCGTTGCTAAGTTATCTCCGGTAAATCCTCCAACGAATTTCTTTCCATAATGAGATTTTACTATTTTTACTGTTTTGTATCTATTTAAAGATGTAGGTTTCCCATGAAAAGAAACTAAGATATTGCAACTGGATAATGGTTTTCTTCCAGGATAATCATTAATAGAACATGCCCCTATAAACATTAATGGTCTTAATTTTGCTATCTGATTATTTGTCAAATTAAAATTCTCATTAGCAAATCTTTTTGGCCTTTTACTACTATTTTTATACACATCCATATCTGTCGCTAATGTATACTTGAAGACCAAATCACTTGCATCAATTACTTTCTTTCCCTGTCCTCCGAACGACCATCTCTTTGCTCCACCGAATATGACGCCACAGGGGACAACTGAATTTGGCAATCCTCCTCGCCTTATATACTCCCACCCATACATCGCAAAATCCAAGGAAGAATCGCTCTCAATATCTCCAATAGGTTTAATAGAAACATTAGGATGCTGCAACGGAAAAAACTTATATTTATCCATCATGTCTATGTTGATATAAATTTCCGTTACCTCTTTACTCATACCTAATGCCATAAACCAATAGGCAGTTTTTGTATGTGCTGGAGCTTTTTCTATTAGGCCAATTCTCATAGAGCCTCTTTCAGCATTACTTTCGGAAAGACACTAATAGCACTATTCTTATTGACGTTTAATATCTCGATCTTCATCCTTTTGGCGTCCTCTGCAATCGCAGGAAAGCCTTTTAGATGCCTTTGAAAAGGTGGGTTCTTTCTTTTCCTTCCATGATTTCCATGCCAATGAGTATATTGTCCCTGTACATTCATATCGAATCCAAGTAACAATATTCGTTTTACTCCGAGATGCCTACCAAGACTTATTGCTGCTGCCCCTGAATTTCCATTCCATGATACCTTAGAAAGATTAGAACTAATCCCTTGCTTATGTGATTTGTCCTTTTCAAGATATTTTATCTGCTCCGTATTCCCTCGTCTCTTATTAGCAAACTTAGGAGAACACGTCACTTTTATCCCTAACCACTTTGCCAACTTTTGTCGATGAACAAGATACCAAGAACCATCCCCAAAGAATAAGGTATCAATCCAAACTCCAATTTGATAAACATTATTTACTCCAATCACATGCCTATCATGTAAGACGGAAAGATATTCGGAATAAGCGGAGGGAAATAATTTACCATTACATACTCTTTCAATCACATCTCCCGGAACATCAAATTGCTCCGGTACAGACTTTCCGCCGCCTATAATCCAACATTCCCCGTCTTTCCATAATGGAGGAACTGTCCAAGCCATTTATTCCTCCATTAAACTGGTGAGCATTTCCTTTGCGACATTTTCCCGCAGAGCATTTTCATTGATCACTTTACCCTGGCCATCAACAATATCATACCAACCGGGAGAGCGGGCTTGCAGTTCATACTTTGTTTCTGTAAATTCAATAGGAGCATCCACCGGAACTTCAGTCAATGGGATAATTACATCCCTAAATCCTTCTGGAACATCTTCCGGCCTTGCCCAAAATACTTGATTAGGTTTTATAATCTTGCCATTGCCCATACGGAAAGTACCGCCACCGGTTTTACGCCAGCGAACCATCCCCTCCTGATCTTCTTCTTGTTTCTTATTTTTAGTACGTTCCATGATTAGACCTCCCTGAAAAGTAACAGCTTGATTAGCCGTTTTTTAAATTATGACAGGTGAACAATTCCAGAATTACCATCCTGATCTGCCCTTACCTGCGGTACCTGAATGGTCATAACCTTGAACTTGGAAACCATTCCACCTTCGGTGGCCCACTCAACATTCTGAATACCCATACCACGAATAAGACGCACTGTACTAGTATTCATTTCCACCAAAAGCACATTATCCGCGGTAAGACGATCAACTACTTTAATACTATCAATCCCGGAGATAGCAAGAATCCTCTCCCGAGTAGTATTCCCACGAGTAGCATTGTAATCATCATCAAGAATGGTTTCATAAGCGGTTGGAATATATAACGCCCACGGTCCATAATGACCTGCATTAATAGAAGCCTGCTTCATATCCAGAACTTGTTCTACAATCTGTTCACCTACAGTCTGGGTTGAAGTATCGGAAAGACTATCCCAAGCCGTTCCAAGAGTTACCTGATTACGATTAGGTGCATTGAGATAACTATAAATAGTTCCTCCACCATACGCATAACTGGTAGCTGTAAACAGCATATCCTCCAGTTTTTCAGATACTCTACGGGTAGCCATCTCTGCCTGTGTGGTATCCAATGGATTACCAAGAGACCTACTTGCCGCAAGTACTCTTGCATTAATCTCATAATCCACGTGAATAATCGGCAAGGGTAAATATTTGGTTGTAAAATCTACCCTATCACCAGGCCCACGAGTAACACCATCCATGGTCATTACGGCTTCCATTGCATCATTTATATCATGATACTCAAGCACCGTAGTTCCCATAGCATTTCCAAGATTAAAAACCAGCCCCTTATCAATTAGATCCTGAACTCCGCCAAGTCTTTCTCTTGCAATCGGAATAAGTGCTTCATCCAACTGCTTCCACTCATCCCTTCGCAAAGTCGCATTGGTCTGAATAAGGGAAGTTACATAGTTTTCAGGTTTAGAAGGATCTCCACCCTTATATGTACTAATATAGGATCGACCATCCTTCGGATCAATGAACGGACGCAGTCTACCAGAATCAAGACGTCCATTCGCCATAATGTATTGGGCAAGATTACCTTGTCCACTTCCATTCAACATAAAATCAACATTAATATCCATCTGTTTTACCTCCTTTCTTTTAGTTTTTTAGACAATCCGTACTCGGATACGTCTGGCATATCCAAGAGTTAAACTGGATTCCTCACCAGAAGATCCGCCGGTACCCACTGCTTCAAGTGCTTGCGCAACAATAGCCATGGAATAGACTGTTCCTGTATTGGATTCAACCCAAGTATCAGCAACATGCAGCTGGAGATATCCATTTCCATCTGACTCAAGAAAATCTCCAATACTTACATCATTTCCATCTGCAAGAATAGCATAAACTTCTTCGCCTCTCTGCGGTATCCAAACCTGTACCTTATCATCCGCTTCATAAGCATCGTCTATGTCATCCCCTTCAAGCTCATTCTCAAGAGCAAACATAGGAACGACATTGCCTTCAGCAACGGAATGTGCTTGTACTTTCCCCGCAGAAGTAAGTTCAACCAACATACCGGGAGTAATTGCCGCAACAGCATCATACTCCTCAATGATGTCCAAATACTTTTTAATTTTGATCGTATTGTAAGCCATCTGTTTTTACCTCCTTTCTTTTAGTTTTTTACAATTGAGGCGGAATCAAAGGTTCCACCTTGTTAGTGTCACTCGGCCCACCTTGAGCACTGTAATCAGCTGGAGCCTTAACTGCCTTGGATAACTTCTCCAAAGAAGCAGTTTCCATTTCCTTCAACTCGTCCTCAGTATAAGCCTCTGTGCAAGCAAGAATCTTAGAGACAATTCCAGATCGATGCTCTTCGTAAAGTTTCATTCCGTGCTCGAATTGCTCCTTCATTTCCTTCGGCATAAACTTCTTGAACTTCTCCGGATCGGAAAGTTGAGATTCCAGCACCTCAATCGCCTGTTCTTCATTCATGATTGGTTTATCCTCCTCCTCCTTTGCCTTTTTGAGTTTCTCTTCATATTCCTCAACCTTATTTTCATAATCTGTTTGCATAGCGATCATCTTATCAATGTAAGACTCTTCCATGCCCTCTAACCATTCCCTATCACCTTCAACAAAAGTAGAATGATCGCTCTGAATGAGCATTTCCACTTTCTCCGGGCAGCAGGGTTGTCCATCCTTTTTCTTATCTAACATAACTCCTTCTCCTTTCTTTTTGTAAGTGGTTGTTGTTTCCTGATACTCCACTTTCCGAACTACCGGAATAGGATCATCAGTAAATTCCACCAGGTTATCATCATGTATCTGGTAAGCTCTTTTATACAAACGGGAAATATTCGGTAAGCCTTCATCCGTTCTATTCTGTACTCGGTATATTGCATAATCATCAAAAACTTCTTCCAGATAATGCACTTTTGTTTCTGAATCCATTGAATCTATTTTCTCTCGAACAGCTTGGACAATGGCTGCCATTCCTTCCCTATTCATTTGTATAACTGAGTAACCTTGACCAGACAATTCTTTCACCGTCTTCTCTAAATCCATTTCCTCACCTCCTTTCTTATTAGCTCTAATTCCACAACCATCTGCCCAAGAACATGCTCCTGTTCCTCCCGGAAGTAATGCTAAGTGATCCGGTCTGTGATTATGAGCTATGGCTATGTATGATTCATTATTCCACTGACCATCTACAAATTCATCCTCAGTAAACATCCCAAGACTCACATCAAGTGGATGTGCAGAGCGTATATATTGTAAAGCTAATGGAGAAATTTCTTCCAATTTCAATTCGTCAATCCAGGCTTCCCCTTTCAGTTTACCTTCCTCTATCATGGTATTGTAAACTCGACCTACCACAGTAGAATCAATAATATCAGGATCATTAGCAGATACATTATTTCCGTCTCTTTCAGGATGTTCTATTAATACAGGTATACCATTCCAGGATTCAGGAAACTTACCAAGTTCTTCTGCTGGGTGAAATAGAGGCCCATGCGAACCATGATGAACCCCTTCCATCATCATCACTACAGGCACAATCACATGTTTTCGCCCCATATGTTGTTCATATCTTGGGGAATAGTTATTTGTCGTTACTTTATTTGTAAGATATTTTTGATTTTGCATTCTTCTTCTCCATTGGCTATAACAAACCGCTGTTCGTTGTGCTTGATCAGGGTATTCAGATTTCATAGTATCATTATCCATACAGCGGGATACAAAATCGTTTTGTTTCTCTCCTGATCTTGGTTTAGGTAATGGCATTATTTATCCTTCTTTCGTCACATCCAGAGGGATCGCAACACACCGGCAGTTCGGATGGACAGGTATCATATTCTCAATTTCAGTAAGAGTAAAAACACGACCTTCCAACATAGCACATTCGGGGCATACATTATGTCCTGCCGTTACCCACTCCGCTTTTACCTTGACCCCTTCAGCGGCCCAGTTCTTGTATTCTTGTACTGTAGCTTGATGATGTGCCCTTATCACTTCTGTTCTTGCTAATGTCTGTGCTCTTCGTTCCGCCGGAATAAATCTTCCTAATGTATCTGTTATACCAAGATCCCCAAGGGGACCTGATATAGTGGAAGTCAATTTCTTTGCGAGCAGTCTTGGATTATCTCCATCAGCCAATCCCTGAGCGAGCACTTGACTAATCTGATTATCCATTGCATCTGTAATACCTTTAAGTCCGTTAAATGTCCTGGTGTAAAGAAGCCCTACTCGGTCTGCATGAAAAGGCCCTGACATAGAAGCTTCAATCCCACCTGTTTCCTGCAATCCAGGAACATCATAACCGGCGTTCTTCAATTCGTTTCTCGCCCTGATAACTCCCCGCTTGTATGAATCCCTAATATAAGTATCCGTCCATGCCGCTTCTGTCGGACGGCCTATCTGAGGAATTCTAATTGTTTCAATTATATTGGCGTCTTCTTGTCTCTTCAGCCAGTCCATAAAAGCATTTACTTTTTCTTGTGACCGAGGAAAGTCAAACTGAACCTGAACAACCACATGGCTTCTGTCCTTATTCAATCCAAAACAATCATCATCCACTATCGCCTTACGAATAATGCCTCTTATCTTACGGAAGCGTTTATTCATCTGCCGAACAAAGGTATTTCGTAAAGTCAGAGTCCTTGTCGGATCATAGCGGGATTGCCTGGTATAAATTCCTATCTCATGATCATGATAAGTATATATATTTTTAGCTGGTAATTCCAATTATGTATCCCCTTTTATTGCCTCCACACTAAACCGCACTTGATCCTGAAACGGTAAATCCGTTCCTGCATCACTATCATATGTTCCTTTCACTACTAACCACAAATGAGTGTATGTGGTATTTTCCACAGCAGATAAATCATCTCCTTGCAAAACAATATCTACAGAGGTATCTAAATCGCCCCCTGTTATCGCCACATCTTCCCTACTATTTATAATTTCATCATCCTTATCCACCAAGCTCCATGTAAGTGTAGTCTTTTGCGTAACCACGCTGTAAGTCGCCATCGTCATTATCATGGTAACTTGTGGTCTGGCCTGTTTTTAATACTTTACATGAATCTTCACCGGAATACGGAAGTGGTTTACATTCAAGAATCATATTTCCTCCTCTTCCTCGATCTCTTGTTCTTCTTCTCTTATTGCCTGATCCTGCATCTCCTTTATCAATTCAATCTGATCATCTTCCAGACCAAGAAAATATCGATAAAAAGCTTCAGCAGGAACAATCATTTCTGCTGTTGGGTTAGTTGCATATTCTTTTAATGCAGTTGCCCGTATTTTTCCTACTTCAGCCTTGTCTTTACCCGATTCCTCAAATAGTGAGGCCCATTGGATTGAATATTCCTCTTTTGCTTCAGGGAGGATTTTATATTCCATACACTTATCAACAAAAGGTCTGATTATATTTGACTCAGCAAACTCCTCCCGTCTTCCACCAATATATGAAAGCCAATTCTCCCTATCCTCTGTACTGGCTAATTCTCCTCTTTCTGACCCTGTCAATATTCGTTTTGGTATACCCGTTGCCGCACTAATCATTTGTAGCTGTACATCTACATGATTATCCGGGTCAGCCACTTGCTGGGCAAGAGCTTCATAATTAACACCTTCATTAACTAAAATTCTTCTTAAATGATGTTCGTACTCATCTATTTGATTTTGTAGATCCTCTTTCTTTTCATCAGTCAACATAAACTCAGGATCAACCTTTCCTTGATAACCAGGCCGTGCCCCCTTCCAAAACATCTCAGCGGAACCACCTGTCAACTTCTCCAAGTCCATCAATCTATTATATATACATTCAAGCCGAGGGGTTCCAAATACATTGGATTCTGTCTTTCCTTCAGTAATGTGAAGGAGTCTACTATAATGTACTATCAAAATTGATGTAGATTTCTGATTTGGATTAGAAATAGTGATAGAATAAAATTTAGGCATACCAAATCTTTCATTGGATGGATCAGATTCATATTCTTCAATTTCACAAGAACCTTCACCAAACGGCCTTACATATAAAAGGCTTCTCTGCCCTGAATTAATAGGATTCTTAAAATCATCTGAACGTTGAATATCATCAAGCCCAAGTAACAATACCCCATATCGACCTAATCCAGTCAATTTATCCAAACGGACAAACTTAGAAGTCAATGATAATCTATTTTTCAATTCACCCCACGCTTTTTCAAGAGCTGTTTCTTGGTCATCATCAGATTCGAGTAAAGCAAATCCACCCCGCCATGTTGCTTTTATCGGACGATCAATAACAGCTTTGGCAATATCTTGTCTCGCATATCGGATAGCATAATCTTCATAATCAATAGAAACAGGATACCCCAGAGCTTGATATAAATCCCGGTCGGTACCAAACTGATAACCTAATCTTGCGGCAAGAATTGCCCTTGATACAATACTTCCACTTGTATTCATTGTTTGTGTCATCTACTACGACTCCTTAATACTGGACCGGCTATTCTTTTATGAGCTAAACGACTAAAACCCCCTGACGCAGCATCCACCTGATCTTTATAAGTGCTAAATGGAAAGTTTCTATGCTCCTCAATAAATTCATAATTCCAATCTGCTCTAAGCAACATTATATTGCCATTGTTCACTTGTACACTATATGGATCTGCCCTAAATACCTTATCTCCTGTTGGTCTATCCGCATAGACAGAATATCCGGCAAGATTACGAATAGAAAAATCTATTGAATCCTTTCCACCTGATCCCGGTTCTTGTTCCATATATACCATTACTGAATTTCCGTCAGCTTGTGCAGTTTGCTTTATAATAGCTTCTCGTTCTTCAGTGGCCCACTGCCCTCTTTTGATATCTATTATAATATATCTATCATTTTTTAACCGAAGCATCTTACAACCAACTGTATACGTTCCTCCATCTTGTGTCCCAGCCTTATCCCAATAACGAACCATGTTCATCCAATTAACTTCGGAAGGTAATGTATCAATAACTTGGAAGTGGTCTACCTTAAACATTCCACCTCCTGGAGGAGTTGGTCTTTGTCCTACCTGTCCAGCGTATCCGTATTGTCCTAAATCCGCCTCCATGTCTTGCATAACAGTCCAATTCATACGATTGGGATCAAGTAAATCATCTTTATACTTTTTAATTAATTCCTTTGGTTTTACTTCCTTCTTATAGTTTCTGATTTCACCTGGTAATGATATATGCCTAACATTTTCTTTCTTCTTGGCTAACATATGACCTGATGGATCATCTTGATGTAGCCGTTGCATAATCAATACTGTTGGTGATATTGCCTTATCTACTTTCCTGGTTGATAAAGTTTGCTCCATCCACCTATTAGCATTATTCAGTTCCACTTCCGATACGGCCCTGTTTGGATCAAGCGGATCATCTACTAACAATATATGCCCATGAAATCCTGTTAATGTCCCACCTACTGATGTACTGTATCTATTACCTCCTAACTGTACCACTCCATTCGGTAATGATTTTTGTACTCTAAAGTTTGACTTGGTATCTTTATCTTGTTTTATTTGTAAGTATGGGAAATAATTAGAGAATTTCTCTGATCTGATCAAATCTCTACTATATTCTGCTGATTCTAATGACAAAGCCCCTGAATATGATGCTGTTATAAATCTCATCCAATGCCATCTTATCCAGCACCATACTGGGAACATTATACTACATGTTATTGTTTTGGTTGTACCTGGAGGAATGTTAACTATAAGATCATGTTTTTTTGGTTGATGTTTTGATACTTGTTCGGCGAGTTCTGTTAGTTCATTACAGAGTAATTCAATATGCCAATTTGGTTTGAATTCATCGTTGGATACTTGCTCCCAAAACTCTTGTAGGAAATGAAAAAAGGAACGACGACATCTTTCAGCACTTAGATTGTATGGCTGTTTCAAAGACTCCTTCATCCTTACTTTTTTTGGAAGTCGTGTTCTTTTTAATTGGGGAGCTGTATTATTCAATCAGGGCCCTCTTTTTGTAAGGTTTTCATTCCTATACTCTCTAACATTTTTAATTCCTCATCTGTTAAATCGGATAGGTCTATTTCTGTATCGATATTTCGATTTTGTGTTTTGATAGGTCCGCCATCTCTTCCTGTGACTTCGGTTTTATTAACATCTTGCCAAGAAAACTCTTGTAGATTACTTTTTCTACCAGTTCTATTTTTCAACCAAAAGATAAACGCTGTCGGATTTGGAGCCATATGTTTTTGAAGCTTTGTTTTCACCACTTTTTCATCAATCACATGAGCAACTTCTTCTTCATATTCATAACCTATGGCTCTTTTGTAATTGGCGTAAGCCACATTGCTGTCTGCTTCGATCTTTCCTTTTTGAATAGCCTCTCTTAAACTTGGAAATCGATTTTGCCAGTTGTACCAAGTCTGCTCTGCTATTCCAAAAAATTCGATCATCTCTTTATCCGTCATACCTAACAGAGACAGCTTATATGCCTTCTCCGCAATGTCGACAGTATATTTTGTCATCTGAGCTTTTTTTGGATCATCTGTTTTTCGCTTGTACATATAATCAGCCATATATATATAATAATAAAAAAATACAATAAATAAAGATATTTTTTAATCTTCTACCTCTAAAAATACCCGAAAATAAACTAACCTATTGAGTTTATTGATTTTTTATAGTAATAAAAAATTTTATTTTTTTAAAGTTTTTTATTGCCCCCTTAAAATACGCTAAGTTATTGATTTTATTGAATAAAGTATATTTCTTTATCTGAAAACCATAGAAAATAGGCGAAAAACTACGATTTTAATAGGATTTAAAAGGATAAGCCTGATAATCTGCTCTAATCACTTCTAATCACCTTAAATCAAGCTTTATAAATAAAATTATTTATTATATTATATAGTTAAATAAAGGAAAGGAGAAAAAAATGGAAAAAGAAGAAAGAAGGAACAAGATGAACAAGGTTCAAAAGTTAGGTGAGGCCTTAGGACTTATTTACAGGGCAAGGGACTTGGTCGACGAAGCAATCGAAGGAACAGACATGGAAGATCATTACTACTCTTACGGAAGGTACGGGCTCGACACGGCCATAGGAGAAGGCAATCCTTACGATGGATCAATTCCGAAAATCATGAATAGTCTGAAGGGCCTACCTGAAGATTACGACGAGTATTAACATAAACGCAACTGGAAACGACACAAAACCTTAGAAAGGAGCTGTTAAATGAAAACAATAACAAAAGCCGCTGTAATGGTAACATTTCAAAACAGTGGCAAGTCAGGAATCAAGATCACGTTCCCGTTCAATCGAGATGATCTCGACCATGTTAAAACTCTTCCAGGCAGACGCTTTCACGGAGATAGCTGGCCTAAGTTTTGGACCTGTCCATTATCCGTTGAAGCCATTGAAGCCCTTAAATGGTGGGACTTTACCCTGGATGATAAACTGGAAGACTTTCTTAACAAGAAAAAGACTTCAGTAAATGAGGTTCAAGAACTTGAAGAAATCCCCGGTCTGAAAATGGAGCTTTTTCCGTTTCAGAAGAAAGGTGTTTCCTTTATTGAGGCTAAAGATGGTCGTGCTCTATTAGCAGATAGTATGGGATTAGGCAAAACCTGTCAATCCCTTGCATGGCTTCAATTACATTCAGAAAAACGTCCAGTCATCATTGTTGTTCCGGCCTCCTTAAAGCTTAACTGGGAACGGGAAATCAAGATGTGGATGAATCCGATTCCGAATATTCAAATTCTTTTCGGTACCAAGCCGAATCAAATCATAGGTGATATCATTATTATTAATTATGATATTCTCCCGGCCTGGTTAGAAAAGCTTCAAGAGATCAAGGCGAGTGTATTAATACTGGATGAAATACATTATCTAAAAAACAGTAAAGCCAAGCGCACCAAGGCGGGAAAGGCCCTTGGGAAGAATATTCCTCATATACTTGGCCTTTCAGGAACTCCAATCGTTAATCGTCCAATTGAGGCTTTCAATGCCTTAAAACTAATCGATGATACAGTAGTTCCTTCTTTTTGGAAATATGCTCAGCGATATTGTGGGGCAAGGCATAACGGATTTGGATGGGATTTCTCCGGGGCATCACCTTCCTGAGAAGATTTATTCTTATCTACCAATGGAATTGGATAATCGCAAAGAATACATAACAGCAGAAAATAATTTTATCCAATGGGTAAAAGAAAACAGGGGGGAAGAAGCCGCTCAAAAGGCTTCTAACGCTGAAGCCTTTGCCCAAATAGAAGCATTAAAACAATTATCAATCAAAGGTAAGATGAAACAGGCCATCGACTGGGTTAAAGATTTCATTGAAGTTGATGGTAAATTAGTCGTATTTGCCACTCATAAATCCACTATTGATTCTTTGATGGCGGAATTTAAAGATATTGCTGTAAAGATTGATGGTTCGGTCACAGGGATAGATAGAGACAAAGCAGTTCAAGAATTTCAAAACAATAATAAGATCAGGCTTTTCATTGGAAATATCAAGGCCGCAGGTGTTGGAATTTCTCTCACTGCCTCGTCAAGTGTGGCTTTTCTGGAATTGCCTTGGTCCCCTGGGGATGCGGAACAGGCCAGCGATCGTGTTCACAGAATAGGTCAAAAAGATTCTGTAACAGTTTATTATCTGCTTGCCCAAAACAGTATTGAAGAAAAGATTGCCAAAATGCTTGATAGGAAAAAGAAAGTTCTTGACAGCATTTTGGATGGTAAAGAGACAGAGCAGGAAAGCCTGCTTTCAGAGTTAATCAAATCATATTCATATAAGGAGGGAATGAAATAATGATACCTCTCAACTCAATCAGGAAAATTGCTTGGAACTTTCAGAAACAAAATCCAACTATCAATTGGGAAGATTTATTCCAAGAAGCAGCTATTGCCTTCTTGGAATCCCAAAAAACATATGATTCAGAAAAAGGAACTAAGCCTATCACGTGGGCTTGGATACAGATGAAACATCAACTACAGAATCATACCAATAATGAATACGAACAACAAAAACTAAAAAATTATCCAACACAACCCGAAACAGCTTCTCCAAGTTTTTTCAAGGAAGAAAACCTGGGGCGCTTAAGCAGAGAAGCCCAGCAAGTATGTCAACTAATTCTAATCTTTCCGTCCGAGTACGCCAAAATGGTACCAAAACAGGCCAGAGGAAAAATAGTACAAGTACTTCGGCAACAAGGATGGAAATGGAAAGTTATCTGGAATGTATTCAGAGAACTCAAAATAGCTTTTTCATAGTCCACAACTAATTCCGCCTCCGACCGGATAAAGTCGGAGAAGGAGAATATTATGAGAACATCAATTAAAGAAGTCCTAATGAAACGAGATAGAATGACAGAGAATGAAGCCGATGATCTTATTGCCCAAGCTACAGAAGATCTAAATGAAAGATTAGCCAAAGGTGAAATACCAGATGATATCTGTGAAGATTGGTTTGGACTTGAACCAGATTACCTTGAAGATTTAATTTTTTAAAATTTCTTTAAATGAAAATTGATTTTTTCCTATAATATAATAAAAGGGAGAAAGAAAGTGAGAAAAAGAAATTTAACAAACTTGACAGAAAGAGATTTGAGGGGTATCAATAGATGGCTCCAAATGGATAAGGAAAAAGGAGGAAATCATTGTCCCTTTCATAGAGATTGTTCAAAATGTGCAGATATCTTTCCCTGTTATAAGGACACGCAAGAATATTCTTTAAAACTTTGTCCTTGTGGTTTATATCCAATTCAATATGTCACAAGAGTAGCAAGGCAGATTCTTAGAGAAAAAGAAAAGGAGAAGAAAGATGAAAATGACAAATAAAGAATTTGCAAAAAAAGATGAAAGATTTCTTATTGCATGTTATATAGCTAATATTTCCCCAACCACTCGACAAGCCGGTAAATTTCGCAGAGGAAAAGGACTTACCGGAAAAATTAGAGCCGCTCAAATCAATCAAGAATTAATTCGCAGACATGAAAGTTGAACTTCTTTTAAATCACCTAAACGTGCCCTTCCAATCGGAGGGGCATAAGCATTGTAGACCGGGATGGCTGAATATGCCTTGTCCATTTTGTACCGGAAATCCAGGCAATCACCTCGGTTGGAATATTGAAAAAGAGTATTTTTATTGTTGGCGTTGTGGATATCACCCAACAATAAAAACCTTATCAAAATTATCAGGCCTTTCCTCTTCACAAATAAAAGAACTAATAAAACAATACGGAGGAAAGCCAAGAATATCTAATAATATTTTAACCAGATCCCCAAGAAGAAAAGCTTTTCAATATCCTACCGGAACAGGGGATTTACAAATCAATCATAAAAAATATCTTGAAAACAGAAATTTTGATCCTAACTACATTGAAAAGCTATGGAATATCAAAGGAACTGGTCCGGTATCTCAATTAGATAATATTGATTACAAACACCGGATCTTAGCCCCTATTTCCTGGAATGGGAAAGTTGTTTCTTTTCAAACTCGATCAATCGGAAAAGCAGAACCAAAATATAAAGCCTGTCCGCAAGATCGAGAATCAATACAACATAAACATATTCTCTATGGTAAACAGGAATTATGGAAAGATACTGGAATCTGTGTTGAAGGAATAACCGACGTATGGCGATTTGG